CCGATCCAGTACATTAGCAGGTATGAGAATCTTACCCCCTATTTTCAGGGCAGGAATCCTTCCTTTTTCTATGTTGGAATAAACGAAAGATCGCTTAATGCATGGGTAGGATTTCATAAACTCGGCTATCGTTAACCATTCGGTGACTGTATCTGTATTCATTCTCTGATTATAGGTGCGGCAATCGGCATTAACAACAGCAGAATTGTGCCTAAAAATGCGCACAATCAAACGCATAAACGCATTAACGGTATTAATTGGGGAAATTATTGGGTAAGTAGCGTACAACACCAGCAAAGCTGGCGGGCCCTGGTCGCGGTTCTCGCGCTGCATTGGTAGCCTCGGGACTCCATTTTATTCTCAGGGCCTCACTAAGGCTATATTTTAGGCCTCGTAGACTTCGATTCGTGCCTAAATCGTGCCTGTCTCGTCAGAATCTATGACTGAAAATTCTGCTTCAATAGCTTCCGGCTGCTGTGCCTGAGTCAAGGCATTCATGAGGGACTGAGTGTCTAAGCTTGCAAGGTGGGAAACTTCACCGGATACCTGCAGCTCAGTCTTGGATATAAGGTGGCCAGTCATTCGAGCGATACTGTCTAGGCTAGCCTTAACCACATTGTATTGTTTATCGTCCTTTGCTAGCTGTATCGTGTCTATGTATTCAGCTAATAACCATTGTTCATCAATATTGATTCTCTTAGCTTGGTTATGTTTTTTAGCTATAGAATCGGCCTTAATTGCTAAGATTCGATCAAGCACCTTACCATTACTTAGCAACTTAGAACCGCCAACATATGCAGTCTGTTCTGTACTGCATTTATATCCACTGTCCCGATATGCTTTTGATCTGTTTTCGCCATTGGTTAAAAATAATTCCACAAACTTTGATTGTTTTGCTGTTAATTCCTGCATAATTCCCCCTGTATTTATGCCTGAATATTACCAATTCCCTACCCTATTTGCTAACTAATTCAGTATATATGTCTATAAAGTGTTGACATTACGTATTTGACCATGTACCATACCAACAAATCAAAACAAAAGGATGTGCGAACATGAATACGACAATAACCATAGAGATCAAGAACAATTACGGCAAGCAGGTTTTTTACCCTGCTAACGATCAGGCAAAAACAATCGCCCGAATTGCAGGCACAAAAACATTATCCAGAACCGTCTTACTCAATTGCGAAACATTAGGATTTGAAATAGTCGTCAAATCTCCGGTATTGAATTTCTAACAGCTATTAATTAAAAGGTAAAAGGTGCGAAACATGGCAGAAATATCTACATATAACGGCTGGTCAAATCGTGAAACATGGTTAGTTAGCTTATGGCTAAACAATGAACCATACACATATGAAGTTTTAACAGAAATTGCCGATAGCTCCGCGGAATTATACGAAAAATCCGATCAATTAAAACAATTCGTTTATGACTTGTGCATGGGCGAGGAACGACAGGTTAACGGACAATCTGCAACCCTGGCTGTCGACCTTCTAAACGACGCAATCGAAACGGCCGATTACAAAGAAATAATCTCAGGTGCAATTGACTAACAGCTATTAATTAATCGAGCCGGCAAGGTGCTACCAACACCAAGCCGGCCCTAATCACAAAAACAATAGGAGTGTTTTTATGACTACAGCAATTTTACCAGTAATTACAGGCCTACAGGCCGAACCGCCAAAAGTATCAAGTCTTTTAACAATTGCCAGCGATGCCAAAACCATTAAAGGCCAGAAAAAAGGCTATTTAACAGCTATTCAATACCTTGCACCTTCGGATGTATCCGGAATTGTGAATCTCTGTATATGGGCTTCTGAAGGATGCAAACTAGCATGTTTAAATACTGCCGGCCGTGCAAGTTTTGATACGAACATAGAAAAAGCACGAATCAACAGAACAATATGGTATGTGCGATTTAAACCGCAATACTGGGCACGACTGGTAAAAGAAATTCAAGCATTCATTAGGAAGGCCGAACGAATGAATTTAATTCCTGTATTCAGGCCAAACGGGACAAGTGACCAGCCATTTGAGCGTATGAAAATTGTTGGTACAGAATTTGACGGTTTGACCATATTTGAAGCTTTCCCTGAATTGCAGATTTACGACTATACAAAATTCCCATATGAGAAACGCGAAACACTGCCGAATAACTACAATCTGACATATTCCTACAGCGAGGATACTACTCCGGAGCTCCTGGCCGACAATCTCAATAACGGCCGGAATGTTGCGGTAGTTTTCAACGTGTGCGAATTCAACAATAAGGGAAAACATCATAACAAGTGTACCTGTGCATTCCCTGAAACATGGAACGGGTACAAAGTAATTTCAGGTGACGAATCTGATCTCAGGTTCAACGATGAATCTGGTGTCATTGTGGCTCTTCACGCTAAAGGTGACGCAAGAACAGACGAATCTGGTTTCGTGGTCAATATCAAGTAATCAAATCAATCATAGGAGCCCGAATTCGGGCTCCAGGAGCTATTAATAATGCCACAAATAAAAGCCATACGACGCGAACAAATACGATCCAAACAGTTACCAAAATTTAAGCTACAAAAAGAGGTGAAGTAATGGCATTTATGAGACGTAGAAAAAACCTGGACCCACGTTGGATTACTGCAAAATTTAACAGTCAATGTAAGGAATGCAGACAGACAGTACAAAAGAATTCACCTGCTTTCTGGTATCCACTGACAAAAACAATTTTTTGTGAGCAGTGCGGTTCCAGGGAATATAAAACATATGTAGCAATTACGCACGATGAAACGATGGTAAGCAACGGCGCAAATTTAATAATCAATAGCTATTAAACAAGAAAGGAAAAGGAAAAGGTGAAGTAATGAGCATACAGGTAACAACACAAACCACGCACGACGACGTGAGTATCCATCTATATAACGAGGAGATAGCAATCCAGGCAGCTCACCTGGACAATTTAAATACAATCGCCTTAAATTTAGGCGATCTGCACATATTCCTATCACCAGAACAGGCCCAAACACTACACGAGGCCATAGGCGAATCATTGCTTAGTTCAAGGCTTGAATCACTAGTTAAATAATTCCATCTGATGATGAGGTAGGTGGTTCCTACCTCGAAACGGCAAGGGCGTCATGGATAACCAAAAAAGGAAGGTGCAAGAGTGAGATATCAGGCAAAAACAATCCGCAAGGCTCCGGTACACGTTAAAGCATTGATGCGTGTATCTAATGAGCTACACAAGCAATTGAGAAGGTTAGATAAAGAAATCATGCAATTGACTGATTTATCAGAAAACTATCAACGTGCGGAAACTGAAATATCTGAACTAATAGAAACCAGAATTGAAAGTCACTTTGATCTTGCGGTCACTGAAGTAAATCCGCAACACGTTGGCGCAGAATATTTAATCCAGTCAAACAGGCAAAATTGGCGATCATTAAACAATCAAAAGGAATCAGTCTAATGCCTTATCAATGGCCTAAAAGTGGTGCATATAACCTGATCAATAAAGAATCTATCAAGGCTCTTAAAAGACTGCGGAAATCTCAGATGTTTATTGTAGATAATAGAGATTTTCCTGGTATGGATTGTGATTTGTGTAAAAAACCAATACCACAACCACCAGAAGTAAAAAAAGATATGAATGGTTTTGAGTATCGGCCTAATTTCGATAATAGAGCTACATATTTTCCTAAAACCAAAATACTACAGGTCCTGCATTATTACTGCTCATGGCAGCATCTTTTCGGGCAGATCTATTCAATGGACAGCCGGGTAAATATAAAAGTAGATAACCTGGAATTTGTGTACATAAATGGGCAAGCTGTAGGACTGGCCTAATTTTAATAAATAACCAAAAAAACGAGGTGAAGTAATGGCACATAATCAAGGATTCACGAAGGTCACTTTGGTCATCGAATACGAGACCAGATATGAAGGCCATATTGGGGAAGACGAGATCGACATTAACGATATTACCAGAAACCTAGATACAGTAAAAAACTACAAGCTGAAACTAAAAAAGGAAGGTGCATAGATGACCACGAATGCCAACATAGTATTGACATTTGTACCCTCGATCTATACTCTTTTAAAAAAGGAAAAGTGCGAATATGATGACTACCGATGATTTCAGAA